ACACTTTGTCTGTCATCACAGTTCACTTGTCTTATCGCTACGCCCGTGTGGTCTACACCAACGGCGCAATCGCCCAAGGCTCTTTCAACCTCGACGCTCATGTGGATGCAGGCTAATGGAAAACTTTGACCAAAACATGGCGCACATCACCTGCAACAAATGCGGCAAGCAGTGGCAGGTGCTGAACGAAGACGGCACGGATTGGGACGAGCAGGCAACAGCCGAGCAGTACCACGCCGAAGAACATGATTGCCTTGGGGCGATTAAGGACGCTTAATGTTATTTGGCGTATCAGCGTTTTCTGTTGCACCTTTTTCGAGTAATTTATCAAATATTTACTCGGCATCAGCCACGCTTGACGCAAACAGCGCACTCACTGCCAGCGCCAATTTTGTCTACAAAGCTGCGGCCACAATCGCATCAGACAGCACCATCAATGCCAGTGCCTTTAGATATGTTGTTGGACAAGCAACTATTGCATCAGACAGTGCAGTAAGCGCAAGTGCTTTGAGATATGCGGTTGGTCAGGCCACCATCTCATCAATATCCAGCATTGCAGCGGCATCCAATGTTGAACTTAATGCTAGGTCTGTATTAGCAGCATCCAGTGCGTTTGCCTCTTCTGCTATTTACATTACTAGCCCATCGGCTATACTTTCTTGCGCCTCAACAGTAAATATAATTGTTCGCAAAAAGTGGGAAAATGAAGTTGACATTCCAGAATCATGGAATGATATCAATGACATTGGCGCAACTTGGACAAAAATTTCAGATATAGCAGAAAGTTGGACACCAGTGTCAAACAATTCTAGCACCTGGACTCCAGTTGCAAATGAATCTCAAGCTTGGACAAAAATTCACTAGGAATTTATATGGCAGATACCACAACAACCAACCTCGGCTTAACCAAACCAGAAGTTGGCGCGTCAACTGATAGTTGGGGAACAAAGATCAATGCGGACTTGGACAGCATTGATGATTTGTTTGATGCTGGTCCAGTGCTGAAGGTTAACAAGGGTGGAACTGGTGCGGCAACAGCGTCAGGGGCTAGGACAAACCTTGGGGCCACCACTTTGGGCGGAAATTTGTTCACAGTGACAAACCCGTCTGCTGTGACATTTCCTAGGTTTAACGCAGACAACTCTGTGTCGGCCTTGGGTGCTTCAGATTTCAGAACGGCCATTGGCGCCGATGTGACCTTGACAGGTACGCAGACGCTGACCAACAAGACAATTGCCTACGCTGACAACACACTGACCGGCGTTGTGGGTACGACTGCCACGCAGACGGTGACCAACAAGACGATTGAGGCTGGCACGTTTACCAACGGGTACACCGAGGAAGTTGCGACAGCCAACACCAGCACGGCCTACACGATTGATCTGGCCAACGGCTCAGTCCAGATCCTGACGCTGACAGGCAACTGCACATTTACATTCCCAACAGCCACGGCTGGCAGAAGTTTCATCATGCTGTTGAAGCAAGACGGTACAGGCTCACGCACAGTGACTTGGCCTGCTGCTGTGAAGTGGCCTGCTGGTACTGCGCCAACGATCACTGCCACTGCATCTAAGCTGGACAAGTATGTGTTCACGGCTGACGGAACCAACTGGTACGGATCAGACGCTGGCAAGAACTACACCGTTTAAGGAGTATTGATGTTTTCAAGCAATACTTCATCGGCTGCGGGTGATGTCAACTACATCGAGGATGTGTTCTCGACTTGGCTGTACACAGGCAACGGCTCTACACAGACCATCACCAACGGCATTGATCTGGCGGGTAAGGGTGGGTTGGTTTGGATCAAAGCCAGAAGCGCCGCTTTAGACAATGTGCTTTTTGACACCGCCCGAGGCACTTCATTTGAGTTACGTTCAAACGCCACTAACGGAAATATATCTCAGGCTAATGGCGTTACTGCGTTTAATGCCTCTGGGTTTAATATTGGAACATTTTCTTCAGTAAACAGTACAGGAAACACTCTTGTTTCGTGGACTTTTAGAGAGCAGCCAAAGTTTTTTGATATCGTGACGTATACCGGAAATGATGCCGTAAATAGAGATATTGCTCATTCGATTGGGGGAACCGTAGGTTGCGTAATTATCAAAAAAACTTCTAACACATCAAACTGGAACATGGCTTCCCGGACCGCCGATGGTAGAGCTAGATTTTTGTTTCTTAACCAGCCTCAAGGCAGCAACAATGTTCGCACCTCTTGGTTTAACGATAGCACTTTCAAGGTGGGGACTTCTGATTGGCCTTCAACTGGTATTTTTGGGAACGCATTTGACACAAACCAAAGCGGTGCAACCTACGTAGCCTACATCTTCGCCCACAACGCTGGAGGCTTTGGCCTGACGGGTACGGACAATGTGATTTCGTGTGGGGAATTTGATACTGATGGCTCTGGTAACGCAACAGTAAATTTGGGGTATGAGCCGCAATGGGTAATATTGAAGTATTCGGGGGCTGATACAGGAATATCATCACCAACAAGAATGCTAGACACAATGCGCGGTTGGAATGAAGGGGATGACGACAGGTTTTTATCAGCGAACCTCGCCGCTGCTGAAAGTGGCGCACAGTTTGGCACGCCTACGTCAACAGGGTTTACTGCTACAACTCAATTTGGCGCTTCTAATTCATACATCTACATAGCCATTCGCCGCCCGATGAAAGTGCCGACAACGGGGACGAGTGTGTTTAAACCGCAGGTTATAACAGCCAACGGAGCAATTAACGCTGGTTTCCCGAGCGATTCGACTTTGACCGCTGTTGAATCATCGCTACGTCCTTGGCCTTCAAGGCTAACTGGTGGAAAGCCCATCTATACCAACAACACAAACGCAGAGTCTGGGTCTTCTTTCTATAACTACGGATTTTCGCAAAACAGTTATGACTACAACTTTGGCACAGGCAGCTTTAGTCGAGCAACGATGTACGACTTCCGCCGCGCCCCCGGCTTTTTTGATGTTGTTTGCTATACGGGGACGGGAGTTGCACGGACTGTGGCGCACAACTTGGCAGCAGTGCCTGAGTTGATGATTATTAAAGGCAGAAGTTATGTTGAAGACTGGGCTGTTTATTCTGCATCTTTACCCAACACTCAAGCTTTGAGATTGAATTCTGCGGGTTCACCTATTACTAATTCACTTTATTGGAATTCAACGACTCCAACTTCTTCGGTATTTACAGTTGGAACAAGAGTGGAGGTAAATAATAGTGGTGGTAGTATTGTTGCCTACCTCTTTGCTTCCTGCCCCGGCGTAAGCAAAGTCGGCAGCTACACAGGCAATGGCAGCAGTCAGACAATCAACTGTGGCTTCACTGGCGGCGCAAGGTTTGTGATGATCAAGCGCACTGACGACACTGGTGATTGGTACGTCTGGGACACAGCGCGAGGTATCGTCAGCGGTAACGATCCGCACCTCAGCCTCAACACAACGGCAGCAGAAGTCACAACGGACGACACCATTGACACTGACAGCACAGGCTTTGTGGTCAACCAAGTCTCTGCAACGAATGTGAACGTGAGCAGCGCGACTTACATCTTCTTGGCAATCGCATAAGGAACAACTATGCAAATCAGAATCCGACAGACAGGCGCAGTGATGTACGAGGGTGAGTTCCGCGCAATGCACTCCAACACCTCAATGCCTCAACAACTGACCGAAACCCTCATCAACGACTTGGGCGCTGATGTGGTCTTTGAAGGCCCACAACCCCAGCCAACTCGCTACCAAGTTGGCTTTGCTGACGGCCTTGAGCAGATTGACGGCAAGTGGTACACCAAGTACAGCGTGGCCGACATGGATCAAGAGGCTAAAGCAATCAAGGACGCAGAGCAAGCCGAAAAGACTCGCAGTCAACGTGCTGATAAACTCAAGGACAGCGATTGGACACAGGTGGCAGACGCTCCAGTGGACAAAGCTGCATGGGCTACCTACCGCCAAGCACTTCGGGATATCACGGCGCAACCAGGCTTTCCTTGGGACACCCAATGGCCTACTCAGCCGGAGTAAGCCATGAGCGAACAGATAGATGCAACGGAGGCCAGATTGACCACGCATGAGCAAGTTTGCGCCCATCGCTATGAGGGTATTCAAAAGTCTTTTGAGTCAGGCTCCAAGCGCATGGCAAAAATTGAGTATCTGCTTTATGCGGTAATTGCTGCTGTATTGCTCGGTCCAGGTGTTGCTGCTGAGATGGTTAAAAAGATTTTCGGACTCTAATGGCTAACATCAAACAACAATTAGACACTCCTGCCTTGCCTTCTTTAGGCTTGTCGGGTGCTGTCTATTCTCAGGATGTCCAGAACCAAAACAATGGCATCTTGAGGTTGTTTTTTACCAAGATTGTTAACGTCATTGGCTCCTTGATTGGTCCTTCTGGTGGAAAGTACCTAAACAACCCTTATGGTGCTTTTCAAGACTCCACAAATCAAACTGCTGCCAATACTACAACAGCTTATGCTGTCACTTTTAACACCACTGATTTTTCCAATGGTGTCACAATGGCAAGCGGTAGTCGTATTACCGTTGCTAATTCTGGCATCTGGAATTTGCAGTTTTCCATTCAACTAAAAAACACAACAAGTAGTGGTCAAGATGTGGATATTTGGTTTCGCAAGAATGGCACAAATATTGACAATTCAAATAGCAGATTTCACCCGCCAGCAAGAAAAGGCGCTGGTGATCCAAGCCACATTATTGCTGCATTGAACTTTTTTGTAGAAATGAATGAAAGTGACTACATTGAAATCATGTGGAGAACTGAAAACACTGGTGTGTCTATAGAGGCATTTGGAACAAGTACAAGCCCAACTAGGCCAGCAATCCCATCAGCTATTGCTACCATGACGTTTGTGTCTAACCTACCCAACCAATAAAACATCATGGCCTACATCCCACTTCAAATACCCCCAGGTGTCTACAAGAACGGTACTGAGTACCAATCAAAAGGACGCTGGAATGGATCTAACTTGGTTCGCTGGTACGAGAACACAATCCGTCCTGTTGGTGGCTGGAGAAAGCGTTCTAATACTCAGATGAGTGGACTTGCTCGTGGCCTTATTAATTGGCGCGACAACTCCAACAATAGACGAATTGCTATTGGCACACATTCAAATCTATACGTGATGAATGAGAATGGCACTGTATTTGACATTTCGCCAACCAGTTTGGTCACTGGTAATGCAGATGCTTTGCTGAAGATTGGCTATGGATACGGCACTTATGGCAGTTCTGCTTATGGTGTAGCAAGACCTGATCTTGGTCAGTTTATCC